CACCTATTTGTAAGGCACTTAACTTGGTTATTATTACACTTTTTAACCCTGTATAAGTTGTCAACATAAATTATCTATATCTTGCTAATTTTTTTATTATATTGTTGATCATTTCTTTGAAAAATCTGTTTATTCTGCTTTCGTTTTGTTTCAATGCCTTGTCTAAAAACTTTGCCTCTCCTACTGTATGCCTAAAATGTAAGTTCTCGTGCTGACTTAACGCGTATTTAACATTACTCCCTACTGATACCTGTCTATCTCCGGCCCTGGCTTTCTTCCCTTTCTGTATTGATCGCCTTAGATGTCCCTGATCTACTGGTGTTTTTCTTTTCGCTGTATTTTCTACTACTGCTCCCGACTTATTTAATGCATCTTTCATTTCCTTTCTGACTATATTCCCTACATTACCATAGACGCGCATTAGTTGATTTATATTTTTGATTTTAATATCTATCATTTTACTATTAATAATTGCAAGTGTTGGTTTCCTCCCATTTCAAAAGACTGAACTGATTTCACTTGAAAGGTGTCGCTTGATGTTACTATCTGATCTCCTATTAAAATGTCTAATACCGGACACCACATATTATATAACATATAAAACGCGCCATCATCTAACTCTTGTTTCTCCCCGCTCTCTTGTTGTATGTGGCATTTCTTCCCTGTTAAGTTTTCCTCAAACGCTGACTCATCTACTTTCGTTCTGTTTGTTGAAAACGAGGTTGTATAAAAAATATTGATTGACATTTTATTCTATGTTAATTTTGCGATACCTATTTAATGTAAGTATTGCCCTATCTATTTTACTCTTGTTTGTTTCTGTTTTCTTGTAAGTAATTGAATAACTACCAATGCTTTCACTATCGGTTTCTCCCTCTGACTGCCACGCTTCCTCTATTATTAAAGAAACCAATATAGTTGTGGCCAACTTTATATCGTTAGGAACAGCTATTGAATATCCCCACTTTGCCGTTACATCAATATTTTTATTATCTCTTGTGAAAATACTATCATAATATACCTTTCTCTTTGGTGTTGTGTTATATGGATATACATAATAATCATCTGTATCCAATTCGTCTTTTGTCGTTGTTGGATCTCCCATTTCTATCTTTGTTAATGAAACACAATCATCAATTAAAAGTAAATGTGATCCATCGCCATCAAAATATCTGATTGAAGCTATCGTATCTGCTATAAATAATCTCCCAGTATAATCATTTATCATTGCCTCTACACTTTCTATCCACTCGTTAATCTGGGTATTATAAGAGTCGTCTATGTCAACTAACATATATCTCTCAATGTCATTTTTTGATGTATATCCCAACATACTTGTTTTGTTAATTGTTAATTACAACTGCTTGACATCCTTGAATATGGAGAATCCTTACGAGAATATGGAGATGTCTTTGTGCAGTATGGATTTATTTTTTTGAAAACTTCTATTACATCTACACCAACTCCACTATCACTTAAACTTAACTTTGCCATAATTGCTAATGCTTCATTACCTATCCCTGTGTCGTTTAATGATACCTGCGCTAATATAGTCGCTGCTTCCACTCCTAATCCACTATCACTTAATATAATTTGATTTAATATTGATAATCCCTCTGTTCCTATTCCGTTATCTGACAAAGCTATCTTGGCCAATATATTTACTATTTCAGTTCCTGTGCCTGTATCACTAATAGTTAATGACATAAGTGTTGATAATGCCTCTACTCCTAATCCTGTATCTGATAAAGCTACATTAGTCAGTATTGATAATGCTTCCACTCCAGTTCCAGTATCAGATAAAGTCATTTCTTTATTCCTTGTAATATTCTCTACTCCTGATCCTAAATCTGCTAATGCTATTTGTGCTAATATATTTAATGCTTCAATTCCTACTCCTGTATCACTGACACTTATCGCGTTTGTTAATGAATTTATTATATCTATTCCTACTCCTGTATCACTTAATGCTAAATTAACCAATATGTCTAATACTTCTGTCCCAGTACCAGTATCTGATAAAGCTATACTAATTAACAAGGCTAATGCTTCTGCCCCAGTTCCTGTGTCACTTAAAGCTATTTGGGCCAGTAATGCTAATGACTCTGTTCCTGTCCCTGTATCTGACGCTGTTATTTGGCTTGCTATGTCTGTCAATGCATCTGATCCACTACCAGTATCACTTAAAGTTAACTCTGATAATAGTGCCATTATTGCATCCACACCTGTTCCTGTATCTGATATTCCTAGCTGTACTAACAATCCTGTTATTGAATCTACTCCAGCGCCAGTATCTGATTCTGACTTCTCCCAATGGTCTAAACCATCATAAGTTGGCTTGTCAAATATTATTCTATCAAACATATTTATATTTTATCCTTGATCCAATTCAAATCTGTTTTTATTATTTCTATGTCTGTTCTAATCTGATATATACTATGATATGCTCCATCTGCTTTTAATTGTGCGTTTGCTATCATACCAAAGCTAATACCGAATAATCCTAAGATTATTGCTATCGCCCAGATAAAGATTTTGAAATTTACGAACTCTTGTTTCATATTAGTTTATTCATTTCTAATTAACCTTATAAAAGCGTTATTGTGGCATTTCCTACTCCCGCATCAGTTCCGCCCATAATACTTATTTCAAATATTTGATAATATTCATCTGTTCCAGTTAATGCTATTGTAATTCCACCAGCAGCATCTGCCGTATAGGTTATAGTAATTGTTCCGTCTCCCCATACTGTAGTAGTAGCTCCATTTTGAGTTGGGGTAGTTGAAGAATGTCCCCTCCAAGTAGAAGATTCTTTTTGCGAAACAATGACTTGACCTCCTCCCTGCACAACTTTAACTTCTATTACTTGAGTTTCCCAACTTCCACCAAGTTGAACCTCTGCTACATCTACAGCAGAACCAGTCATAGCTTTTGTTCCTCTTACTATTTTTGTGTTATTAGAAGAAAAATTAGTTCCTCCAGTAGAAGTTATAGCACCACAAGCTAATGTATCTCCAAAATGAACAGCACCTGTTCCTGAATAAATGGCATACTTGGTAGTGCCTACCATATTTTCAATCTTTATTCCATAGTTCGTTGTAATAGCTGAAGTTGCTGAACCTAATAATGGGAATATTTGTAATCCATAAGCAGTTGTTATTGTTCCTTTATCTGCTCCACTTGAACCATATAATATTCTTTCTCCATATAATTTAGATAAAGTTCCTAATCCAACTTTATAAGATGTTATTCCTATTCCTGAACTATATCCAGAATTAGTAAATGTTTCATCTACTACTTGAGCATTATCACAATTAAAAGCAGTGTCATTGCTTGTTCTATTACTGCCTACTGTTTTATCCATATCTACTCGCATACCTACTTCAGTAGTTCCTGTAAAATTTCTGTCAAAAAGATAATATCCTGTAATAGTTTCAGCAGCAGTTTTATCAAGTAAATTACCATTAGCAATGCCTGCTATTGTTCCTGCTGTGTCTGTAAATGTTAAAGTATCTATTCCAGTAATAGAATTGTCTGCCATTACTATATTTCCACCCATAGTTAGTCCTGTAAGTGTTCCTAAAGAAGTTATAGCAGCTTGTGCGGCAGCTTCAGTAGCTGTATCAGGAGCTAAACCAGTAATAGTTGCTACTGTTGCAGCTTGTCCTGTGATAGATCCAGCAATAGGATTAGTTACTTCTAAATCATCAAACCAACCTTTTACTACTCTTGTGCCAGTTAAACCTATATCTCCTGTGATTATTAAATTCTCTGTTGTTTCATCAAAATAAGAAGTTTGTGCAGCACCCAAATAAATATTTCCCTTTGTTCCATCTGAACTTGACTGTAAAGTTAAATCATTTCCACTTGCTGTTCCACCTATTAAAGTTTGACCACCTGCTCTGCCTACTAATAAAGCGTATTGAGTATGGTCATCATCTGCTAATCCAGTAAGATTTCCGTGATCAGAAGCGGCCGTTCCTGTGAATATTATATCAGTTACCATTTGAATAAGAGTAAAACTTCCCCCTGCTTGTGGAGCAATTATTTTTCCTATTAAAACTCCAAAATCTGACAAGTGAGTTGGTTTTGTTGGCTCTTGTGCATCCTCTGCTCCAGCTAAAGAATAACTATCAAGTCCTAATCTGACGTAAACGTGTCCATCGTCTATGTGTCTATAAACCCAATGAACTCCATATTTGTTGTTTGCTATATTTCCTAATGCTCCTGCTCCATCATCATAGTGAGCATAGTCAATAACATTTGATAGAGCTTCCGTCCAACCAGCTCCTCCATCTCCTCTAACTCCTGTAAATTGAACTGCTGCACTATCATATTGAGCAAAAGAAATTCTATTTATTCCACCATAAGCCACTCCTAATTCCATTGTAAAATTATTTGTTCCTGAATAAGCAATAGTAGAGCCACTTTGTAATTCTAATGCTCTTAATTCTAATGCTCTTTGATGAAGTTTCTCAACTCCGTCTTGAAAATTAAATCCACCTGAAATATAATGAACATTATCGCTTCCATCTTTCATTACTTTTCCTATTGGTATGTTTCTATAATCGGCAGCGTCTGGCCCATAAGGTTTTGTTGTTGATAAAGTAATTGTTGGTGTTACTCCATCATTATAATTTAAACTAATAAAATAAGTCGTATCAGCAGCAGTAATTGCTTGGTTATCTTGTTCTGCTAATGCTAACTCAACTAATTCTCCTGTTATACTATCTGTTGTTCTAAATAAAGCAGTTAAAGCAGTTACTTTAAATGTTCCTGCATTCGTTCCATCTGAAATTACTCCTCCGGCAATAACCATTGGGCTATCAGCATAATCTTTTATGTCCTCTAATATATTTATAGCATCTGTTGGCTCGTCAATATGAGCTGCTATAACTCTTATCTGCACTAGATCACCGGCAGCGAATGTTTGTTTTGATGATCCGTCTTGCGCACGCGTTGCTGTTAATTCATCTCCTGATACACCCGTAACGAGCATTCTCTCATATACAGTATTGTCTGTTAATTGTTCTACTGTTATATAAAATGGCTCTGACGGTAGTCCTGTATCGTCTGTAATATTAAAAGTAACAGGATCATCAGAATTATTGATACTGCTCCCGGCTTTTATCGTTGTATTAAAACGATTAACTATATTTTTGAATATTGTAGACATATCTAAAAGTTATTAAGTATATATTTTCAAACTATTTCATCTATACCTATGATAATGTAATGTCGAATGTTAATTGCCAAACCTGTCCTACTGTTTTAGTTCCTTGTGCAGAAACAAGACGATTTAATAATTGTTCTCCTGTTGATGCATTCATAACTCCAAATTCATTCCAAGCCTGATTAGCATCGCCTGCTCCAAATAATGCTCTCCAAGTTGCTTTTTGAAGAGTTCCATAAGTTGGATAACCTGCTTCCATACCCTTTGCTACTCCTGCTGTAAATGTTCCCTCTA